GTCCCCCTCCTGCCGCTGGGGGGGGCCGCCCCCGCGGTGGGGGGGCCGTCTCACTATTCGGACCTCAGAGGTCCAGGTCGTCGATGTCCAGCGCGTCCACGTCGAGCTCGACGGCGTCCTCGACAGTCGCGCCGAGCTCAGGCTTAGCCGGCTCGGCCGGCGCCTCGGCAGGCTCGTCAATCTCGTCGGCCATGGGGTCGTCCTTGGGCTCGGCCTTGGCGGGCTTCGTGGCGCGGAGGTACTCGCGCACCTCGCTCCTCACACGGCCGTTGTAGGGCTCGCCGTCCTCCACGACGATGTCCACGGGGCGGCCGATCAGGCTCTTCGGGTTAAGGGCGATCTTCTTCTTGGCGATCTTGACCCCGAGGGCCTGAAGGAAGGCGGCGGACCGGAACATGGCCCTCTCCGTCTGGGGGAGGCGGTCGATGATCTGCTGGCCGGAGTGCGGGCCCTCGATGATCTCCAGGTAGACGACGAGCATCGCGTTGCCGGCCTTGGAGGTCGTCTCCTCGAAGTCCGATACCTCGGCGTGGTAGGTACCGGGGGCGACGTGGGCGGTGGAGGTGTCCTTGTAGTTGGTGAAGTCGAAGGTCAGGGCCATGGTGATTTCTCCTGTGAGGTTGGGTTACTGGGTGTCAGTTGTCGGACTTGTCCGACTTGGCGGCGGGCTTGCGCTCCGGGACTCCGCCCACTCCGAGGAAGCGGGATAGCTTCTCCAGAGTCACGGGGTGGTCGCGTCCCAGGACGGACGGGACCTTCCCGCGAAGGTTGTAGGGGATACGGGCCTTGGTCCCGTACTCCGGGTCGGTGCCGAAGCGCACGATGTGCTTCAGCGAGGGGCCGTCGTCGCGGCCGGTGTTGTCGAGGTCCTCCTCGACGTCGGCGTAGATAACGTAGTTGGGAGTAGCTCGGATGATCGACTGGGCGCCTCGCTGGACGTCGGGCGAGCGGCGCACTCCGCCGTTGATCTCGTCCTCGATCATTTTCACCTGCGCAGTCATGACGACGTGCATCGGCTCCGGGCGGTTGCCGTCGGCGAGGCCGTACCAGAACACGGCCGTGTCGGTCATGATGTCGAGGGCCTGGCCCCAGGTCCGCTGATCGGCGGGGGCGGTGCCCTGCTTGATCTCACGCACCGCGGTCTCGGAGAAGCCGGTGAGGTACCGCATCGTCATCTTCTGGAGGGCGGTCAGACTGTCGATGATGACGGCCTTGTAGCCGTGCCCACCCTTGTCCAGGCTCCAGAAGATGTCGTCCAGCGCGGTGACGCTCTCCGGTCGGACCACGTCGATGTTCTTGGCGTAGGGGGCGTTCTTGAAGGACTGGGTGCCCTTCTCGCCCGGTAGGTCGATGAACAGGGTCTTGCCCATCGTGGCGACGGTTGAGGCGAGGGAGCTCTTTCCAGAACCGGGTGCCCCGAGGATCAGCCACCGGCCGTAGTCGGCCGCCTCCTCCTCAACGTCAACAATGTTGACGCCGGCAAAACTGGCCATTGAATTTCCTTCCGCTGTTTGGGTGGTGACTTAACTGTAGGTGTATGACGGCGGGCATTGCAAGCCTGGAGGGCTACCTGCCGCTGTGAGACGGGTCACGGTAGCGGAGTCCGTACTCCTCCGGCGCGTACTCCCCGCCCGGTCCTCCAACCATTTGCGCACGGCACAGGTCGGCGAACTCGCAGAACTGGCAGGCCGCCTTCCCGAAGTTGCGGGGCGCCTCGCCGCGGCGGTCGGCCCGCACCCTGGTGCGAGAGATGTCCGAGCAGGTGTCGGCTGCGGCCTGGAGGTGGGAGCGGACTAGGTATGGGCTCACCGGAGTCAGGTGGCGGGCGAACCACTGGGAGACGACCTGCGGCGAGGCCAGGCGCTCGATCTCGGCCTCCTCGGCCGTGTAGGTGCCGGCTGCGCTCCCGTCCTTCTTCATCCCCTCGAAGGGGACGCCGTCGGCGCACCACTCCAGGTACGTGCGCAGGTCGTAGTCCTTGACCGACGCACTTAGCTTGCCGGCCTTCGTGATCTTGGGCGTCTTGGGGGCCTTGGACCGCACTCGGTCGAAGGCGACGGCGCGCGGCGCCGGCACTCCCCATTCAGCGCAGTCTGGGGACAGGCCCCAGGCGTAGAGCTGTACCTGGCTGTCCATCATCTCGTCCAGGCTCGTGACCTGGCCCAGAGTGCCGGACGTCTTGCAGTCCCGCACCACGACAATGCCGCGCTTACGGTCCTGGTAGACCTCGTCCGCGTAGCCCCACAAGGTGACCCCGGTGCCGGGAATCTCGCGCTCCCAGCGCTGCTCTACAGCGAGGACCGACTCGTTCTCCGACTCCTCGGACCAACGTTCCCGCCACTCGGAGTAGACGTGGGAGAGGCGCTGCGGGAGAGGCTGGCCGAGCCAGTCGATCCAGACCTCCCGGGCGTCCTCACCGAGCCGGTCCCAGTAGTCCACGGCGGCGGCCATGACGTCCGACGGAGAGGCGTCCCACGGGAAGGTGGGCCCGGTGTCGGTGGTCTGAATCTCGTCAGGGTGAGCCTTCAGGGTGCCCTCGGCCACGCCCTTCGTGATCCGGTCCAGGGCCCTCACGGCGTGGAACCACGAACCGAAGTCGAGGGCGGGCGTGACCTCCGATCTGGCGCGGCGCAGGCCGTCGATGTAGCGGTACTTCCACGCCTGAGGGCAGCGGCGGTGGAGGGTGAGCGAGGAGTAGGTGGCCTTCTCGGCCGTGATGACGTCCTCCTCAGGACGCTGGGCTGGGCTCATGGGTATCGCTACTTCCTATCGGCGTAGATGTGATTCATAAGGGTCTTCTCTAGATCCGTGCGGTCCTGGTAGGCCTGGAAGACTAGGTCGTCCACGGTGTTCGGTGCAAGCGCGTACCAGAACGTGGTCGCGCTCTTCTGGCCGAGACGGTTGAGACGGTCGCGGGCCTGAACGATGTCGTCGCGCTGCCAGGGAAGCGAGGCGAAGATCGCGTTCCTCGCGGTGACCAGCTCGTTCACGGCGACCGACAGCGTCTTGATCTGGGCGACGATGACGAGCCGGGCCGGGTCGTCGGACCCGAAGCGCTGGCGCATGGCCAGCCGGTCCTCAGGCTTCGTGGAGCCATCGATCCGCAGGACCGTGGTCCGCTTGTCGGCAATCTCCTCCTCCAGCGCCGCGAGCTCGCGGGTGAAGGTTCCGAAGACGGCGACGCGCTTCTCCTCCTCCAGCGTGTCGTGGATGAGGGAGGCGATGGTCTTCGCCTTGGACCTCCCGATCTCTCGGACCTGCCCCTCGTCGTCCGGCAGGTGGCCGGCCGTGATCTGCCTCAGGCGGGTCATGCGGACCAGGCGGCTGGCCGCGGTGGCAGCGTCTCCGCCGTCGGCGGCCTCGCGAATGTCGTCCTCCTCACGGAACTCGACCTGAAGCTTCGTACGCATGTCCTCGTACGCCTTCAGCTCCTTCGGGCTCAGGGCAACGGGGAGAACCGTGTCTACGGCGTCTGGCAGGTCCAGGCACTCCTCCTTGATGGCGACCGATGAGCGCTCGCCCATGATCTCCTCCAGGCGGTCCAGGTTCTTGAAGCCTACGACCTCGTGCCCCGCGTACCCGCCCATCTCGGCGTAGTCCTCCTTGAAGTGCTTGAAGGTGGCCACCCTCCTCTCTCCGTCGGGCTGCACTCGTCCGAAGGCCCGGGGGTCGAGGAACCTCCACTGCCCGTAGACGTCGAGCGGTGAGTGCGGGATGACCGTCCCGGTCAGGCCGATCCGGCGCTCAACCCGTGAGCCAATACGTCCCGCCAGTCGAGACGCGTTGGACGAGACTGACTTGATCTTGTGCATCTCGTCAATCACGACGAGGTCCGGATCGAAGTCGGTGACGGCGCTTAGCACGACGTCGGCCATCGTCTTAGACCCGACCTGCCGACGCTGTGACAGGGTGTCCAGGTTGATCGCCTCAATTACGAGGCGGGGCTTGGAGTCCCCGAGGACGTCCGGGCCGGCCTTGGCCGCCATCTTCCGGTCCAGATTGACGCCATCCCGCCGGGCGGCCAGCGCCCAGGCCCGGGTCGCGTGCAGTGCGCGGACACTGTCTCCGGCGCCGCGACCTCGACCGCCGGTCGGTTTGGAAATCTCCTTGCCGCCGCGGGAGCGCAGGGCCTCGACGCGCTGCATGACCGAGCCACCGAGGGCCTCGGCCCACACATTGACCTGCGGGCTGACCCACTTCGGGGCTTGGAGCGCCCACTGGTCAACGGCGGCGAGGGGGCCGATCACGAGGACGCGGGCCTCCCGGCGCGGTAAGGACAGCGCGAGCAGAGAGCAGTAGTCCAGCGTGACCGCGGTCTTCCCGGTGCCGGGCTCCATGAGGAGGGCGCCGACGCCGTTACAGGCGATGAGCTTGGCCAAACCACGCTTCTGATGCGCGAAGCGTGGAGGGCCCCCGAACTCGAACTTGGCCACTCAGATCGCCTCCCGCAGCACGGCGGCGATGTTCACAGGCCGCCACTCCAGGATGACGTCGCGGTGCTCCATGAGCATCCAGTTCTTGCCGATGCCTTGGTCCTCGGCCTCGACCGGCGCGTAGTAGCAATCGCCGTCTGTGTCGTACCGGCGGGCGAACAGCCCGTGGACCTCGTCCTTCTCGAAGACGCCGTCCCGCTTCGTAGCGGCCTTGCGGAGCGCCTTGTCCACATAGATGAGGTCCTTGTCGGGCCATTCGGTCGAGATGAGGTCTCCGTCGCGGAACTGCAACGGAGCGCCACCCAAGACGGTCAGGTACGTCTTGGAATCGTCGATGGGGATCGTGACCTCCTCGGCGTCGTAGCGGATGCTTCCGGCCTTCTCGGCGTACAGGACCTCACTCTCCAGCGTTGTCCCGTTCCCGAGGACCTTCCACCAGCAGTCGCCGTGGTAGATGATCGCGTCGGCGACGATGTCGCTGCCGCGCTTCAGGAAGATGTTCTCGCTCATGCCGGTCAGGATGATGTCGTCCGTGTCCTTATCAACACTCATCGGGTCTCTCCTAGGTGCAGGGCCGCGGCTTGCTCAGCCTCGGCGAGGATGTGCGCCTGCCGTTTCTCCTCCGGGATGCGCAGCAGGTCCTTGCGACGGTCGTGGATGTCGGTCAGGTAGCGGAGGTACTCGCCGACGAGCTCAGCCTTGGTCCTCTCACGGCCGACGCGGCGGGAGGGGACGTACGAGATCGGCTTCTTGCCCTTGACGGCCAGGATGTCGCCGTCCTTGACGTCCCCGGTCGGGGACTCCTTGACGCGGCGCATGATCTCCTCAGCGCTCACGATTCCGTTGCGGATCACTTCGCCCTCCTCCGATAGGTCTTGATGATGGATGCGATAACTCTCAGGATCACGGTCACAGGGCGGCGTCCTCCGGGATCGAGACGAGGGCTCCCTCGTGGATGGAGATGGCCAGGACGCGTCCGTCACGGATGCCGGCCTTGATCGACTTGACGCCGTAGCGGATGACCTGCCCGAGCTCGAAGATCATCCAGGCTCCCCACACGACGTCGAGCAGACCGTCGGCCGAGGTCATGGTGTGCAGGACCATGGCGAAGATCGTGGCGCCGAGCGCCCAGTAGGCGTGGTTCAGAGCGCGGTTGGCGTAGACGGCGTTGGGGGAGGTCAGGGAGTAGGTTCCGGGCTTAGGGCTCATGATGATTCCTTATAGGTGGTGATGATTGATAGGTAGCGGTGATGGGTTGGGATCAGGCGGCGGAGCCGCAGTCGCAGTACTGCTCGGGCTTCTCGCAGGAGGGGCAGTACCGGTCCCCGGTCCACGGGTCCTCCAGGACCCCGGTCAGGCTGTACTCGCGGTAGGCGCGGGCGAGGGCCTTCTCGTCGGTCACGTACATCTCGTTGCGGTACGCCTCCCACTGCGCCCAGCGCTTGCGCTGCGCTCGCATGGAGCCTTTGCGTGCCATTTCAGTTCTCCTTCCCGCCGTAGCGGTCGTTCCTTTGATGGCTCAAGACTACGCAGCACGTATGACATGATGCAAGCCCCGGTAAAGGTCTACCCCAGTGACTTGCGTCACTGGGGCAGTTTCCGTTGAAATTGGGCCGATTCTAGGCCTAGTCGCCGCGGTAGTGGGCTCGGATCGCCTGCACGGTCTTCCGCTCCCCTCCGACGTAGACATTTGCCGACGTCTGCCAGAGTCGCCATCCGCGCTCATGCAACATGGCGAGGGCGTCCAGAATATCCTCGAAGCGCTTCAGGCCGAAGGATGCCACGGTGATGTCGGGGACGTCGTTCTGGCGCAGCAGGGTCTCGATGGCCTTCCAGTCATTCAGGCCCCGCACGCGGTACCCGCGATCGAACACTGGATGGTCCGATCCGCCCTCCTCCCAGGCTCTCTCGAACGCCTCCTCGGGCGTCAGTAGGGGCAGCTTGTCGAAGTCGCGCACCTCAGACCTCACCTCCGTTCTCGTCACTGCTCTCGTCCAGGTCCCGCTCCTCAGGCCCGTCCTCGCCAACGGCGATCAGCGTGTACTCGTGGCCGCCTCGGCCGCCTACGGCCATGATCCAGCCTCGGGAAATCAGGCGGTCCAGGGCTGCCTTGGTCCGGCCTCGGGGGAGGTCCGGGTCCACGATGGCGAACAGGTCCCGTGAGTTGAGCCGGATGCCGATCTCGCCCCGGAACGCCCCAATGACGATGTCCTCATCGTCCTGGCGTTGGGCGATCTTCTCCATCATCTTGGACATGTCGGTGAAGTCGAGCTCCACGCGCCGCTCGACGTCGTTCACGTCCTCGCCGTCGGCGTTCGGGGTGCCGCCGCCTCCCGAAGGGGTGCGGCGCGGGGGAGTGATGACGAGGGAAGAGCGCCCCTCAGTGCGGCTGTCCAGCGTGACCACGCCGGCCACCTGAGCCTTGCCGCGGCCGCCGGTCTTCTGGGAGTGGGCTCGAACCTGGCCGGGCCGGTCCTTCAGCACGACCAGCTCCATCTCACCGACGTCGCCGGGCATGGGCTGCTTGATCGGCCACACCTGGAGCAGGGTGCCCTGCACCATGGCGACCTTGTGCTGAGAGCCGATAGGCATGGAACCCTTCTCAGCGCTCTTGGCCTGGTGGTCGATGATGATGACGGTAGAGCGGCCGTTGCGGGTCAACCGCTTCAGCCACGACGTGATGACGTCCGTCGAGACAGCGTCGTTCGCGTCCAGCCCGTGCAGGCCGTAGAGAGCGGTCATACCGTCGGCCACGATGACGTCGGGATCGAGGGACTGGAGCGCCATGTCGAACTGGTCCTGGGCGAACTCGCCGGACTTGGTCGGCTGGTCCTTGCCCCACTTGTTGCGCTGCATGTCGGCCAGCGGGCCCTCGGGGCGGATGTAGGAGAACTGGGCCCGCAGGTCATCGTCCACAGCACCGAGCAGGCGTAGGCGGTTCAGGGTCTGAACCGGCTCGTCCTCGAAGTCGAGGTACAGGGCGCGGCCGCCGGCCTCGATCTCCTGAAGGCAGATCGCCATCGCGATCCACGACTTGGCCGACTCCGACGAGCCGAACAGCATGTTCACGCGGCCCCGGTACATGAGACAGGCGCCGTCGTTGCGGCGGCAGACCTCCGGGTCCGGGACGGTGAGCTTCCCCGTCAGGTAGGGCTCAAGGTCCACCGGACTCCAGGACGAGGGGCGAGCGTCGAGCGGGTCGAGGTTCCCGTCCCCCGCGATCTCCTCAGCGTCGATCTCCTCAGGCTCTGAGGTCTCGGAGGGCTCGGCTGGCTCGGCGCCGACGGCCGGGCCCAGGTCTCCAAGCGACCTGGGCTCAGAGGAATCCTCGGCCTCGACGAAGGTGGGGGCCGGGGCCGAGTCGTCGAGCTCGATGGTGAGGCCGTCCCACCTCCTCGCCCACGGAGGCTGCCAGCCCGGCACGTCGCCGTCCACGTCCGGAACGAAGCCGGCCACGGCCTCGGCGTCGCGCACAAGGCGCTCGACGATCTGCACGCTCTCCTCCCCGATGTACTCGGCCAGGCGGGTGAAGCCAGTGGCCTCCCCGCCCTCGCGCAGGCGGCGCTTGGTCGTGTAGATCGCCTCCCGCTCACGCTGCTCGGCGCCGTCCTCATCGTGGGTGGCCAGGGCCAGGGTGCGGATGACGAGGCCCGCGTTGCGCTCCCAGAACGGGTGCACGGTCTGCGAGTCACCGTACCTAAGGAGGCCGCCAGCGAGGGCGACGTAGGCGTCGTGGCGCTGGCCCGGGCCAGGCCAGGAGTCCAGCAGGACGGCGCACAGCCCTAGGAGGATGACCTGAGCCAAGAGCTCGGTGCCGTCGACAAGAGCCGGGCCCTCGTCGCCGCCCCACGGCTCGCCCTCCCACTCGTAGGTCTCGGCCGTGGCGGGATGGATCGACGGAGGGACGAGGGTCTGCGCGCCGTTGCCGCGAATCTCTACCGACACGCCCGAGCCGCGGCCCGAGGCGTCGGGGATGCGCAGGCGCCGCGTCGCCGGCAGGGTGCCCGGCTTGGCGCGGTACCAGTAGTGCGACTTGCGCGAGGTCTCGCGCCCGTGAATCGCCGCCGTGTAGGGCAGCAGGTACGACTTCAGCCGCATCGCGGCCGGGTGGTCGAGATCGACGTCGATGAGGTCTCCGGACGCCTCGCCAAGGAGGACGCCGAGGTTCGTCGATCCGCCGGCTGTGTACGTCTCGAAGGCGGACCGAACCTGGTCCTCGCCCTCGCCGGTGTCGGTAGTCGGGTCCGGCCAGCGGAGCTTGTTCCAGCCGGCCATCGTCGGTCCCTTGGAGTGGCGGGGGATGGGTAGAGGCGTCAGCCCCCTGCGGTACGCGTCAAGGGCCGCCTCGACGACGGCCGCGTTGTGCTTCTCAGTTGTACTCATGGGTCCTGGGTTGCTAGGTGGGATGGGTAGATGCCCTGAAACCGGTGACCGGTAGTCAGCCGGTCACCGGTTCGAGGGATTGTCTGGATTGGTGAAGGTGGTCCTGTGCGGAGTCACCTTGATCCCCGAAGGGTGCGGCGCGAGATCGAGCTCGCGGTTCCCGTACGCCTCCATAAGGCGCGCTAGGACGATCCTGGGCTGAAGGCCCTGGCGCTCTGCCCGGCGGACGACGCGCTCCCAGGTAGCCGACCTCATCGTGAACCTGACTTCCTTACGAGGGCTGGAAGGGTCTCCCGGCTTCCGGCCGAAGTCGATCGATGTAGGGGCATCCAACGGTGCGAACCGCTGGTCGAGGTCTGGGCGGTCGTCCACGTACGGGACGAGCTTGTCCTTGCTGGGGCGAGGCATGTCATCTCCTTGGTCGGGTGTATGCCCCGCATACACTACCCGAAGGATGGTGGAACTTCAAACGTTCGGAGGGCCGTGACTTCGGCCGGCGTTGCCGCGTCCCGCGGCGGGCTGTCCATTCATTGCGAAGGCTCATGAGACGTTGACTAGACGTCCGGGCGGATCAAGTGTCTCAGTTTCCCGCGTACGTCGCCGGCCGGCTTACCACAGACCGAACCGGGTTCGAAGGGGCGGTTCCCGTCGCCCGAGGGTTTCCCAGGTCGCGTCCTCCCACGAGGCCGGCAGTGGTAGTGCCGATCCCGAGGGGCTCCGTTCGCGGGGCTCTACTCGAGGGTGCTTTCAGCGGGGTAGCTCTTGCGAGCCGCTTCCTCCCCGCGTACCGGGACACTGTCAACCCCCTGGACCTCGCTTTGATCGCCGCGACGTTCTCGTCCCCCAGGCACAGATCAGTGCCGGCTTACCGAGGGTCTGCGGGTCACTCAACCCGAGGCCCACACCCCTTAGGACTGTTCAGAGACTCTTCGACACGCTCCCCCTCCCCGACTACGAGCCAGGTGTGCGAGGGGTTACGCCGGTCCATTCCGTCACCCAGATGATGGTGCTTGGCCGGTTCAGTTGTCCGGGCCCTGCTCGGCCTTGTAGTGGGTTCCAGCTTGTCTTAGCGACCCTCGGGCTGATCTTGTTCCCGCGGCGGCGCCGTCCGCTCAGGCCCCCACGTGCTTGCAGAGCCTCCCAGCTGACTGGGTATCTCATCGCCTCGGGTTAGTTCCTCAGGTCGGGCCGTAAGCCCGCCGCTGGATTGCGGCGGCCGGTCCGTGGAGTTTCGCCCCCGCGGCGGTGATGGGTCTATTGAACACCTTCCGAGGGCCCGATGCAAATCGACGCGGGCATTTCTTGAGTGAACGTCGTCACATTTGACGGCGGGGCGCTGCGCCTTTCCCCGGAACGAAGGTGCCCGGCCTGCGCCGGAATTCCTCTGAGCCGTTCTAAGCCATTCTGAGCGCCTTTCAGGGCCGGACCCTTCCAGGTGTGCGGAGCCGGGGTGAAAGTCCGTCAGAATCGCTTACACGGCCTCTGAGCGGCATGTGAGGGCCTGTCCCCGGCACGAAGGTGCGAGCTCGGGGGCAAATCTGATCGGACGCCCTCGCCGACGTCGGTCGCAGAGAGGCCCGAGGGGCGGGCGTGTTGACCGAG